GATATCAGCTCTTTCTTCTGCAACAATTCTAAAAGTATCGCCGTTTCTTGCTTCTCTGATTTGTTCCATTAATTTGAAATTTTCCATTTTGTTTGTTTTATTTTTTGTGATTGATGTTGAACGTTTGTCTTGTTCTTTTATGTCATCAATAGTTTTGTTTAACGCTTCTACATCAGCACTCATTTTACCAAATGCTAATGTTTCTGTTTCGTTCATTTTTCTTTTTTCATCTTTTACTTTATCTGTAAAAGATTTCATTTTTTTAATTTTTTCGTCTCTTTCATCAACGAGCTGTAATAGATTCATATTTTTTTGTTATTTTTTTAATTGAGAAATACTCTTCTCTATTTCAGAATAGTATTCTTTCAATTTTCTTTCAGCGTCTTGCTCTGTTACATACTTCTCTAAAACATCTTTTGGTATTAAATAAATGTTACCTTCATATGTAATCTCAATCATTTCAGCTTCTACTATTTCATCATCAGCTTTTTCCTCTGGTGGCAACGTAGTTGTTTCAGTTGTAACATCTTCAGCTTTCTCTTCTACATCTTCTACTGGAGCTAATGTAGTTGTTTCAGTTGTTATGTCAACTTCTTGTCTTTTGTTCATATCCATTTCTTCTTTTTTTATTGCATCTAACGAACGTGTAGCGGCGGTCGTATCTGCATAGGCAGGAAAAAATACTGGTGATTGATCCCATAACTTATCAAATTGAGTGATTATCCTGATATGTTTGTCACCTCTTTTCTCCCAAGTTTGTCCTTCTTGAGTTACAGTAAAAGCGAAACTTGAATTTCTTAAATCTCCTCGTTGGATTGCATCCAAACATTCATCACCTATAGGTGTTTTTGGAGCATCAAGTGAATACTTTAACCCTTTGGAATCAACCTTTAATTTTAATGTGCCTTTACCCATTGTGTTTCTTGCTAATACTTTATTCTCATCATGATTGAACAAACATAATATATCTGATCTTTCAAGAACTCCGTTGATAGCTTCAGGTTTAATTATCTCTGTGAATCCACCTAAGTCCTTTGATTCAATATTCCATAGAATAGAGTATCCTTCAATTCTTCTTGAGGCTGGAGCAATTCTAAATTCGCTATCTATATTACTTCTAATTTCTTTCATTGGTTTTTATGATTTTTATTTGGATATTTAATTTTTCTTAAAACCCAAGCTTCTTTTAATTTCAATTATTTTAATTTATTATCAAGGCTATTATCCTGATTGACTATCAGGTTATTTGTGTCTTGTAAGTTTGTTGATATGTAATTTGTGTCTCCACCTTCACCTTCTATTTTTGGAAGATTCAAGAACTTCGCAATCTGATTTGCATTAACTACACCCATGCTAAATAATTCTTTATAATATGTTGCTTGTGATTTCATATCTGTTCTCAAGATGTTTGATAATTCAAATCTGATTTCTGATACTGATCGTTGTGATGGTAANATAAGTTTCCTGACAAATTCATTCTCTAACTTTTCTATTATTGGAAGGAGAGTTGTGTTCAAGAAATCTAACTGAGATGATTCTACATTTGAATATGTTGCCTTTGTGTTATCAAATAATAAGATTGGATTGACACTAAAGAACCTTGCTATATCTACTACATTAAATGCTCTTGATTCTAATAATTGTGAGTCCCTTGGTGATACTCCGAATGTATGAAACTGTGCTCCTGGTGCGCCTCCAAGAAATACCAGACCATTTGGGTTTCCTGTCTCTGCATCTGATGCCGCCTTCATCTTAGCCAGTAAATCTTTCTCTTGTTTTGGTGATAATGGCTCATCAAATGACATAACTCCTGCTGAATTTGCGCCTCCTTTGAACCAATTTGAAGCATGATTCTCACTATTGTATGATCTATCGAGTGAATTGATTCCATATTGTATTGTGCTCACTCCATAAAAGCTGTTGAATTGTGGAAAGTTTAAGACATGTATCATATCTGCAGCGTTGATATAACCAATAACTCCAGCAATTTTATATTTTAATTCGCCATTCAGTGTTACTATTGTAACTGCATCTGGGTTTAATAAATTTAACGCTTCTACTTTGAATGATTTGTCTCTAACAATTCTAACATAAGCGTTGCCTCTTAATAACATTGATGAAATTATATTCTTAAAGAATGTGAATCTACTAATAGTTGGATTTGGTTCGTAGGTTAATAAGTCATATAGTGGATTTGTAGTGTCCTCTTTCTTGTATCCATCTGCATCTACTGAGTATGTTTTCATGGCCAGTGAAGCTATTGCGTCACCAATCAAATTAACTGATCTATAAACTGCTGATAATGTCAGCGCCTTTGATCCTCTAAAAGATGATTGGTTACCATAAGTCAACGAGCCATAAATCGGATCTGTATAATCATATATAGATCTCATTTCTTCAGTTGTTAATTCTGTTTTTCTACTAATGTTAAATCCAAATAATTTCATATTTAATTTTTGTTTTTTTATGTTATACTTATCTGATTACGTGGTGTCATTAAATATGTACCTAAGCACATAAGCATTGATATAACACCATCTATCTTTTTTCTGTTTGCTGACTTATCTGGCTTTGAGTTTCCATTTGTGTCGAACCTCAAATATACATTGCTCATCATCCATCTTGTAATCTCATTCTCTTCTATAACTATCTTGTTCTGTAACATCAACCTCTCAAATTCTTTTGTTGGTCTGTTGAATGTTGACACACCTTGACTGAATGGTATCATCTTTAAGTATGCATTTGTTGCTGATATGACGAATTGTGTTGAGTTCCAACTATCATAACACACTTTTGATATGTATTTTGACTTGTTTATAGTTAATATGTCATTCAATATATAGTCATAATCTGTAACATTCGTATTTGGCATTAAAATTATGTTGCCTAATTTGTGTTGTTGCTTATAATACTCTCTATCATTTGCTGTATTCATACTTGCATCTGGTAGATAATATCTGTTTATGAAATGAAATTGTCCATTCTTAATATACATATAACTAACTGCTGTTAAATCGCTTGTGCTTGCTAAGTCAACCGCTACTATAATCTCATCTTCTTCTGCATCTATATCATCAAATGTAATATTTGAGAATGATTTTATAACATCTTCATCGGCGATCCAAGTTTCAACTGTGTCACACCATTGATTCAGTGTTTTTGTCCTTACACCAGTTTCTAAACTAACATTGTTTTTCGCCTTGTTAATCTCATCCCTGATGAAGGATTTCTTTATAGTAACATCTACATTTGGATTTGACTTAATCCAGTTTTCTGGATCTGTGAAATCATCATGTTCATCTAAATTATATATGGCAATAAATTGTGAGTCATCAGTTTTTAATCCTTCTAATACCTCTTTTGCAGTTTTTCTTAATGTGTAACACGGTGAACTCTTATTAAATCCAGCAGTTGTAATGATTATAAATAGTGGTTGACTTCTCATTCCTTGTGCAGACTTTAATACATCATATGTCTTGCTATTCTTAGCTGCATGAAACTCATCTAATATAACTAAAGATGGGTTGTAACCATCTAATTTACTATCATCAGATGATACAATTTTCACTTTGTTCATCTGAAATGTAGCCTCATTTCTATATGTTTTAACATAAGCTGATCTTGGATCCAACTTTCTACAGAAGTTTGATACTGCTTCAAAACATATCTTTGCTTGTTCTCTTGAATTTGCAGCTACTATAATTTCAGCGTTGGCTTCTCCTTCCACTAATAAGCAATATAAACTTATTGCTGCACTTAATGCAGTCTTACCATTCTTTCTTGCTATCTCAATATACGCTCCTGTGTATCTTCTAAATCCTGTATCTTTTCTGTACCATCCAAAAATATTGGCTACTATAAATACTTGCCATAATTCTAATATGAAAGGTTTACCATTGTGTTGTCCTGTGTAGTGTTTTAAGTGTGATATAAATCTGACTGCTTCCTCTGCTTTCTTTTCATCAAAATATATATCTTCTCTTAAAAGATCATCCTCATATCTCTTAACTGCTTGTCTTAATTCTTTACCACTTTTAATCTTGCCTGAATTAATATGAGATATATATTTTTTTAATCTTGGTATTGGAAGCACATGTTTATCTTTTTTCTATAATATCTTTGAACATATTCAGTATTGGTGACTCTAATTCCAACTCTTCTTTATCTTTCTTTCTTGATTTTGGTGTTAAGAATAAACTTTCTACTAACTTAAATAATTCCTTCTGTAGTTGTAGTTGTGTTGTGAATGCTGGATTAATTATAACTTTTTTGTTTTTGTTGTAATCTAATACAACAAGTGTCTGTCCTCTATCCCTGACTTCAGCGTAGGCTTTAGTGTATTGGACGTAGGTATTCTCTAACAATAATAAAGTCATCTCATCTTTATCAGTTAA